TCAAATGACCAGTTTTTTCCATTCCTTACCGCGTGCGTCGTTGTAAATATCGGTCATTTTTTGATTCGAATGGCCTAGCAAAATTTTGGTATCAACCCCCTGCTCTCTGAACAATCGCTCTGATAAAGATCTCTGCTCATGGAAAGAGGGAGGGGTGCCATTAGCACGCCAGTTGTAATCCACAGAATCCCGGGCTTTTTTAAATGCAACGGTTAATGTTGCTGGCTTAACCATCCCGCCGCGCTTAGCTGTCCCTTTCGCGTGATGGTGGTGCAATAGCCACGGACTAAGAACGCAATCGCGGCAGGATGACACCACATCATCCAGGGTGAGATTTAATTTATCGCAACGCAGAGCCAGAGGGATGGCAATCCGGGTTCCTGTTTTTTGCTGTTCGACATGAAGATAACCATCCCGGATATCCGAAAATTGCATTTTGCAAATATCTGAAAGGCGCTGGCCTGTCATCAGTGCCAGCAGCATACCGCGCTGTAAAAAGTAACCATCCTTTTCCGCTGCGTTATAAATCATCATCCACTCATCAAAAGTCAGTCGCTGTCTTGATATCCGCACCTGCGGTTTTTTTGCCGATTCTGCAGGGTTAAAGCCTGGCGGGACATCGCCCGTTTGCTGAGCTTCCCGGAAAACATCGATCAGTACTTTCCTGAAAATTTGTCCCATTCTGTTATGTCCTCTGGCCTTGTACTCTTCCAGTACTGATACCACATCTTTTACGGTTATGGCATCTAACGGTCTGGTGCCAAAACGTTCATCAAATACCCTGAGAGGAGCTGCTTTCTGTTTCAGCGTGTTGAGTTTGATCTCGCCGTTTTCATATCTTTCCTGTTGAATTTTTCTGTAATTATTCAGAAAAATGGTAACGGTTGATGAACCGCCGGTATCACTAATAATTTTCTCCTGCAGACTGAGCATTTGTTCCATTTGCTGCCGGGCAAGACGGCTGTTCGCTTCTGCTGCAATAGTTTCTGCCAGTTTCTGGTCAATACTGCCGAGACCGTGATTTTTGCCTGTTATGGGATGCCTGTAACGCCAGTAAACTTTGTTATTTCTTTTGTCAAAATACGGAGATAATCCCGGAACATCGGTTTTATATTTTCGCGGGCGCGCCATCTTCCAGTATCCTCTTCAAAGCAGGGTGATCTGTGGCGATCACCTCCGGCTTGTTTACCATTCCGACAAAGCGAGCTTGCGGATCCACTCGCCAGCGTCTTCCAACTTTTTTGGGGAGAGGAAATATCATTCCGGCTTTAGCGTATTTACTTAACGTACTCGGAGTAGGGACCGGTTCACTGAATTCCTCTTTTGCCCACTCAGTGAGCAGAATAAGTCTTGCCATGGGCGTCGTTCGCTAATCATGGTCGCCGCCACTATAGCTGGTGGGCAACGACCGGGGTTGAACATTAAAAATCAGCCTGACTCGGGATCAGTTTTTGCCAGATAACTGAAACGTATTTTGCCTGGTAACGGGCGTCATCAAGTGCATTATGGCGCTCACCTTCGAATGGAATAGCCGTTCTGGCATCGAAGTCTATGGCTTTCCCCAGCTCAACGATTGTGCGTACATCGCGATCGTTGTAGTAACGCCACGGGCAGGGGATCCCCTGCCGTTCGTATGAACGGCGCAAAATCGTGTTGTCGAAGTTGGCTCCATTTCCCCAAACCTGAACAAAAAATTCACCGGAGTTTTCGTCGATAAATTCCCGCAATTGTAACAGTGCATCATCTAACGGGATTTCATCGGTCATAATGGCAGATTGCGCTTCGCGTGATTGCTTAAGCCACCATTTAATGGTGTCCCGATCAATGACTCCGCCAGCAGTTTCCAGATCGATAGTCTTACTAAATTCCGGTCCCATATCTCCGGTTTGCGGATCGAAAAATATTGCACCTATTGAGATGATCGGGGCATCAGGATTTTTCCCATGGTTTCAAGGTCGATCATTAGATGGTCACACGTCCTGCTGGTGGATGTGATTTCGTGATGACCGTTCACCTTAATTGAGCGATCTGCCGTCTCGCCAGTTTCATTATCGCTATCGTGATGCTGATTGCCGCCAGTGTTCTCCTTGTGTGGATGTTCAGCGCCTTCCATTTCCTCCGGATCATCTTCCTGAACTTCAACCTGATACTCTTCATCGAATGTTTCCTGGTATGTTGCGTCGCCCATCACCGCGCCACAATCAGGGCAGTTGCCGCCGCCGGTCTGACCGCAGGCGGTGCAGACTTTTTCCACTTCCTGTTGCGCCACTGGTTCAGGCTGTTTCGTTTCTGGCTCGTTTTGTAACGCATTTGGACTGTTTTGTTCCGCTTTTTGGTAGTTCCGTTCCGATTCATGCTGGTTCTGGTTCACAGAATCGCGGGTCTGGAGCCCCTTAACCCATTTCGGATCATTCGGGTCACTAATCCCTTCAACAAATTCACCACGTGATGCAGCAAGCAACTTATCGGCGTCAGGCTGGCTGATATTGGCTGCCTGCATAATTTTGTTTACTTCGTCAGCGGTAACTTTTATCGGCTCTGGTTGTTCTGAATCTTCAGCGGTATCTACATTTTGCGGTAAGCCCGTGTATGTGCCATTTTTTCGGGCAAAATATTCTTCTTTTGTGATTTCAGTGGCGCCAGCAGCCAGTGCCTTATCCAGACCAGAAAGTTTGTTTGCGCGACCGCATTTTTCTCCGTCCTTATCTGCGAAGAGGAAATAGAACGGCCCCTCACGCTCTACAGATGGTTCAGCTTCCGGCGCGGTTTCATTTTTTGGGATATCAGATACCTCAGTTTCCACTGCATCAGTTTGTGTTTCTGATGACTGGAGAACATCAACAGTGCCCAGGTCTGTTTCTTCATTCTCAAACACGCCCTTTGTCGTCAGGTATTCGCAGATATATTTGTTCAGTGCTATGGGATCTTTGTGAATGTCGATCGGACGCTCACGGACAAGGCCAAAAATAGTTTGGCGGTCGTAGCGAAGGGCATCAGGCTGTTTGCGCATTGATGCCGAGATACGCTTCCAGTCTTCGCGGTCGTTGTCGATAACTTCATTTTTTGCCCAGCGATGGATGCTGCCGTCAATGTTTCCGGCATCCACATCACCAGGCCAGAGAGCGTAGGCCAGTTCGTCATCCAGTGTTTTCCATGTCTGCTTGTATTCGCGATGAATGGCAGCAATGACCGGGCTGATTTTTCCTGTTGAATTTTCACTGTGCTGTTGATTGGTTCTGGCGCGGGCGAGATCAATAACAGACGTGTATTTTCCGGTTTCCTTACGTTCACCTTCGCGACGTTTTTTCCAGATGCGCATCTCTGCCTGAATTTCGGGCCATTTGGCACCAGGCTTACATTTATGCTTAACCCACCCGATGGCATGCAGCTTAAGCTCCGGATACATGGCGTTAACTTCTGGCATTTTCATCAACGCTTCAACGATATGTCCGTCGAATGTTGCCATGTCTTCCTGCAACAATTCCTGTGCGCTAATAACCATATCAACGGTGATGTTTTCACATGTGTCGAACTTAACCATGACAGCGTTCTGTACTTCAGGGGCCAGCTTGTCAAAAGTGACGTTCATCGGATCGGATTCAGTCTCAACCGGGACAAAGGAAGCAGACTCCTCATCCCAGCGGTTTTCCTGCATATATTCAGCATCCCAGGAATCGAGGGCAGGGCGGGGTATGCCGGGTTTATCCTCACAGACAATAAATTTATAAGCGCAGTCCTGAGCTGCAGGGAATTGCTCCAGAAATTGCCAATGAAATTTTGCGCGTGCGCGACGCTCATCACCAGCTTCAATGGCAGTGGCCACCGCAACAGCGCTATCTTCTTTTATGGCCTGTTCATCAGGAATAGCAGCGCAAATAAAGACCTTACTCATTTTGTTTTAACCTCATTACAGATTTCAGGGTGAACGAATCCCTGCCATTGCTGGCATTTTTAATCCGTTGGTATGGTGTTAATATGGCTGGAGGGTTATCCAGCCGGTGTTTCGTTATTCAGGTACAGCGATACTTTTTTTAGCGGGAGGCATTCACCAGAAATTTTTTGCTCGTCTCTTGCCTGGAGGCAGGATTCTTTACTTGCATAAATTCCGGTAATCACATTCTGTGATTCACCCGTTATAAGAAAAACCGTCATCATCAGTGCAAATGCTGAAGTCATTGACGTTCTCCGAAAATACCAAGTTCAAGAAGAGCAATTCGGGAAAGTATGGAATTATCATTGAGCAGATAAGGCTCATATTTCCTCATATTAATGGCATCTTCAGTAAACTCCCGGTTACTGAGCAGAACACCAATATCAAAACAACCTTCAGACGTATTAACGTTTGGTAATAACGTTTCCATTATCGCGTCCTCAACAATGAATTTTGTGATGCAGTGCCTGGTGCCTCCAGGTGACGTTAACCAGTTAACAATTAACGCCGGGTTAGTTGATGCTCGTTACGCCCGTAAAATACCGCCTTACTGCTTTAACTGTTCCGCGTGCGCATAGCCGCATTCACCGCATCACAAAATTCACTTTAAAAAGGGCGGCAGAGCAGTCACGGAGTAAAACTGATACCGCCAAATGTCACCAGAAAATTGATAACAGAGGGCGTTGTAGCGGGGTTGTCACTTAAGCGTATGGTCAACCTGACAACCCGGTGCATTTTCTGGAGCAATGGAGGAAACCCCAGCCATACTTACCGCCGCGCCATTTCGCGGAGTGCCACAACCGGAAGCGCACGGTCGAACTAAATTTAACGACACCGTACAGAGAGACCAATTTCGCCGTGCGCTTTCGCGTTATGCCCTGACTTTTCAGGGACATATCCTTTCAGTAAGCTGTCAGTGCCGGATGCTCACCCGTGTCCGGCGCACGCACTCCACCTGACCCGTGGAGAACTCCTTAATTACCAACCCTCAGGAGGGTGAAATGGATAAAAAGCAAATTGAGGCCCTGCAATCTATTATTGAAGAACAAGATGAAGCTATCAGGATTCTTTCATATCGCACTGATATGATACTAAATATGCTTTCTGCATTAACGGCTGCGCTTGGTGGTACAAAAACAAACGTATACCGCGAAGTTGTTATTCAACAGATAGATAAATTTGAAAAAACCATACCAGGTATTAATGCTCATCTTGCAGAACAAGAGAAAGACCATGCTCTTATGGCAATTTCTTCAGTAGCTCTCCCGAAAGTTGAGTAGTTTTAATTGTTGTTTTGAAATAATCACTGCTTTCACATTTGAGTGATTTCATGGCAATCCAAATGCGGGCCTCTGTGCCTGCATTTGGTTCCAGTTGCTGTAGACGTTTTGCGTCTTCCAAAAGTAAGGCGATAATGTGTTTCAGCTTCTCATCATTTGCTTGATTCTTGTTTTCAGGCGAATTCTGTCCGCCGAATAGGCGCTTCTCTTCATACAGACCTATAAAGGCACGACGCACGTTACCGGATATAGTATCGATGGTTTCCTTTTCTACGGTACTCAGGTCAAGAGTCGCCAGTTGAGAGCGAACCACATTCGATGCCATTTCCTGGAATGGTACTGGTAAATCTTTAAATTCCATCGTCAACCTCATCAGTCAGTGTTTCTGGTTAACCAGCGACGCGCGCCAGCTTCAGTTTTAAACGTTTTGCTTCTGGTATACGTCATCGCGGTGAACGTACCGTCCTGGTTGGGGAACACGCCACATACCAGAGATTCGCTGTTGCCAAGATCGATAGTATCCATGCTGACCTCATTTCCCCTTAACGCCGGGGTAGCGGAACAAAAACCTGCTGCATAGTTATTAAAGTTGAACCCTGCCGTCATGTTCTTACGCCTCGGGCTGGCTACTTAACCCCTGACCACTGCCTGGTAACTCGAAGTATTGCCCTGCATTCTGTGGGGCGGGGTGGGTTGGTATGAAAAGAAGGATACCCATAGGTATTTAAAAAGTAAATACCCATGGGTAAATTTTGCGGTGTCTTAACTGGTGACTAGTTGTTTGGTGAGCTATGATGCGTTTTGTGCTTTCTTTTTACGGATTTCTTCGTAGATCATATTGTAATACTGTTTTTTCTCTTCAAGAGTTTTTAATAATTTATCCGCTTCACTTTCTGGCAGTTCGTCTAAGAGATCTAAAAAAATACGTTGTCGTGGCGTTAGAACCCTTGTTTCATAACTGGAGGCTGTGTTCGTTGATGATGAAACGATACCATCCATCCATCCCCGGGGTAACCCAAAGGACTCTTCGATAATCTCCACCATATCATCAGCGATCCGTTTTTTTCCCTTTTTCCCCTCTGGGTACAACATTCTTGATACATAAGAAGGCTCGCGCCCGATCTTTCTGGCCACGTTAACCGCTTTACCATCGCATTTCTCATCACGAATTTTGATGAGTTGCTGTCGTCTAAATTCATATTTGTCCATAGGTAAATAATAGATGCGATTACCGCAAGGTAAACAACCTGTGGGTATTGACTTTTGTTTACCTGTGGGTATTCTTTGCTGTGTTTACTAAGGAGTAGCTATGGAAGAATTAAGAATATTTCTCAATTCTCTTTCGTCAGATGAACAGCGTATGTTTGCATGCGAGTGTGGTACCAGCATCGGTTATCTAAGAAAGGCATTGAGTAAAGGTCAAGTGTTAGGGGCATCGTTATGTGTCCTTATTGAGCGAGCCAGTAATGGTGAAGTTACACGTCAGCAACTAAGGCCTTTTGATTGGATGAATATTTGGCCCGAGCTGGAAGATACCAAAACGTTAACACAACCACTTTCTAGGAGCTTGATTCATGAAAATCAAGCATGAACACATCCGCATGGCGATGAATGCCTGGGCGCGTCCTGATGGCGAAAAAGTTCCAGCAGCTGGAATAACCCAGGCTTATTTTGAGTTGGGTATGACGTTCCCGGAACTGTATGACGACAGCCATCCGGAAGCCCTGGCTCGCAATACCCAGAAAATTTTCCGCTGGGTAGAGAAAGCCCCCCCTGATGCTGTTGAAAAAATGCAGGCTCTGTTACCGGCGATCGAAAAGGCGATGCCGCCTTTGCTGGTGGCCCGTATGCGCAGCCACAGTTCTGAATATTACCGTGAGATCGTCGAACGGAGGGATCGGCTGGTGAAGGATGTCGATGATTTTGTTGCGTCAGCGGTTGTTTTGTATGACCAGATGAATCGCGGCGGCCCGGCAGGGAATGCTGTGGTGATGCACTAAAAGCACGGTGTTCGGGGGTTTTATGAGCAGCAAGCTTCATGGTCTTGTCTGGGAAGGGTGCGCCTTCACCGGCATGATCTTATCCAGGGTGGCGGTTATGGCCCGTCTTGCAGACTACAGCAATGACGAGGGCGTGTCATGGCCTGCCATTGAAACTATCCGGCGTCAGATCGGTGCAAGAAGTGAATCCACAGTGAAATCGGCTATTGCAGAACTGGCGAAAGAGGGCTGGCTGACGAAGGAAGAGCGTAAGGTCGGTGGGCGTAATGTAAGCAATATCTATCGGCTTAATGTGGAAAAACTCGAAGCAGCTGCGGCGGCGGCGCGTGAGTCATATAAACCGAAAAGAAAAATTAGCCCGGCAAAAAATGACCCGTTAACAGTTGACCCGTCAAATATTGACCCCTCAACGGTTGACCCGTCAAATTTTGATGGATCAACTGTTGATAAAAAACTGCCGATTAGGGGGGCGATGATTGACCCCGATCCGTCAGTATTAAAACCTGATCCGTCAGATAAAAGATCTTCTTGTCCGGACGCTTCGCAACCGGACCCGCAGACGGCTGAACAGGATTTTTTAACCCGACACCCTGACGCGGTTGTGTTCAGTGCGAAAAAACGCCAGTGGGGAAGTCAGGAAGATTTGGTGTGCGCACAGTGGATCTGGGGACGAATCGTGAGTCTTTACGAGCAGGCGGCCAGCTATGATGGCGAGATCACTAGACCGAAAGAACCCAACTGGACAGCATGGGCCAATGACGTTCGCACAATGCGGATGCTGGATGGCAGAACTCACAGACAAATTTGTGAAATGTTTGGGCGTCTCCAGCGGGATTCGTTCTGGGTAAAAAACATCATGAGTCCGGCAAAACTCCGGGAAAAATGGGATGAACTGGTTATCCGCCTGGGGCGTTCGCCTGCGCAGCGTTGCGTGAATCACATTTCTGAACCGGACACTGAAATACCGCCGGGATTCAGGGGGTGACGTGTCATGAAAAACATTGCGGCAGTTGGGGTTCTTGAACGTATTCGCAGACTTGCACCACAGGGGTCGGTTCCACCGTACCGGACGGTGGAGGAGTGGCGGGAATGGCAACTTGCTGAAGGACGAAAACGCAGCGAGGAGATTAACCGCCAGAATCGCCAGTTGCGGGTGGAAAAAATCCTGAATCGTTCGGGCATCCAGCCTCTGCACAGCAAATGCTCGTTTGCAAATTATCAGGTGCAGAACGACGGGCAAAAATACGCGCTGAGCCAGGCCAAATCCATAGCTGACGAACTGATGACCGGGTGCACGAATTTTGTGTTCAGCGGTAAAACCGGCACCGGGAAAAATCACCTTGCAGCGGCGATGGGCAACCGGCTGATGGTGAAGGGGCGCAGCGTGATTATCGTCACCGTGTCTGACGTCATGAGCGTGTTGCATGACAGCTACGACAACGGCAAATCCGGGGAAAAATTTTTACAGGAGCTTTGCGGGGTTGATTTGCTGGTCCTGGATGAAATAGGCGTTCAGCGGGAGACGAAAAACGAGCAGGTGGTATTGCACCAGATAATTGATCGCCGGACAGCATCACTGTGCAGTGTCGGGATGTTAACAAACCTGAATCATGCCGCAATGAGTACGCTTCTTGGTGAGAGGATTATGGACCGCATGACCATGAACGGTGGTCGATGGGTGACGTTTAACTGGGATAGCTGGCGTCCAAATGTCAGCAATATGAGGGTTGTGAAGTAATTTTGTCCGGAGGAAATTTTAATGGAAACCGTATCTGACGCACTGAAAGCACTGAAAAAAGCCTCTTCACATGTGGTGGCAGCTCGCCTTGGAATCAGTCGTGAAGAGGCTGTCAACGAGCTGTGGGAACTCAAAAGAAAAGGCGTCGTTGATAAAACTGGTCACACCTGGTTTCTGGCTGGCGAAGGTGAATCCCGGGTAACCGAAGAGCGGCCAGTAAAATCTGAAGCACAGGATATGCTGACCGGGGAGGTCGAACAAAAAGTTACCGCAGACATGATGATTGAGTTTATCGGTCAGGATGGGGCTAAAACGTGTGAGGAACTGGCGGGTAAGTTCGGTGTCAGTACTCGCAAGGTTGCTTCCACGCTGGCGGTGGTAACCGCAACGGGGCGGCTGGCACGCGTTAATCAGAACGGTAAATTTCGTTACTGCATGCCGGGCGATAATTTACCAGCAGAGTCGAAAGCCGCGCTGGTAACGGAAAGTGATGGTAAGGCCTTTCCTCAGCCAGCAGGTGCTGCGTTACCAGTCCGGGAAGCCGCAACACAGGAAGAAATTAAAACAGAAACTGTGGCGGACATTGTGCAGCCGTTGCCATCGTTTACCGAAACGCAAGCAGATGAGCTGATTTTTCCGTCCCTTCGCAGGGCAAACCTGGCGCTGCGCAGGGCGAAAAGTGATGTTCAGAAGTGGGAGCGAGTCTGCGCCGCGCTGCGGGAGCTGAACAAGCACCGGGATATTGTTCGACAGATTACTGATTCTTCCCGCCGTGTTGTATCGGAAAAGTGA